TGATTATTATATTTTCAATAGTTAATTCATTACTTTTATATATTATATATTGTATTTTTAAAACAAATTAAATTATGACACCAAAAGAAAAAGCAAGTGAATTATATTTAAAACATAGGTCAATAATTGCTGAAAAACAGTTAGCAAGTAATTTTATGTTGATATCTGAAGCTGAAAAATTAACTAAAAAATCTGCATTAATATCAGTTAATGAAATTATAAAATCATTAAGAAAAGATTTACCTATATTTGAATTAGGAAAAGGTTTTTGGCAAGAAGTAAAAAAAGAAATAAAAGATATTTAATAAAAAAAGCCTATAAATTAATATAGGCTTTTTAATTTTATTATTTTATTTTATTAGATAACAAAGATTTTATAGAAGAATAATCTGAATTTTTTAATGGGTCTAAACCTAATTCATCAGCAGTTTTTTTAAATTTATCTGCTAACTCTTCACATATGGAATATTGAAGTATATATCCTTGTTTTGCCAATGATAATTCTTCAATATTTTTTTTTAATTCAGCATTGTTTTTTTTTAAATCATCTGTTAATGCTAATTCAATTTTTTGCGTAGCTAATTCTGTTTTGAATAATGTATTCATTACTCTTTTTAATTCACTCATTTTTTTATATTTTAAAGATTAATGTTTAAAAAAAGGGATTTACTTTTAACATAAACCCCTTTAAAAAAACAAACAAACAAAATGTTATGCTACAGAACCTTCAACTATTGAAGCTAAAATACCTGTAGTTAATGGTCCTGTTACGAAATTTGCAGGTACAGGTTCCATACCTTGAAATTCCATTTGATATCCACTCTTATCTGCCATTGCAGCACCTGTAGAAATTGTAGCTGTAACTAAATCCATTCCTTTAGTCAAACCTGCCATCAATAAATCTCCATTATTTGTTTCCACTATAATTTGTGGTCTACCATAAGCTAATAATTTAAGTTGCTTGTTATCTGCAATAGATAATTTAGCTAAACTTAAAGTTAATTTTTGGTCTACAAATGTAGTTCCGTTTTCTCTTGAACTTGTTACAGTTTGTTCAAATGTAGAAGTTCCTTTTAATTCGTATTTGTAACCTATAGGTGTACCACCTAAAGCTGTAATTACATCTTCTTGACCTGAAGTTGCAGAATAAGTTACTGTTGTAGCATCACCCCAATTAATGAAGTAAACTGCTCTTAATCCACCGATTGAATTTTTACATTGTTCGGCACGTCCTAATGATATATCGCAAGACATAATTTTATATTTTTTAAGTTAAAAAAAAGGGAAGGCATTTTACCTCCCCTTTATTAATATACGTTACTAATTATTAGTTAGCTGAGTTAGTGATTCCGTAAGTTACGATATCAGATACAATTCCGTATTGAACACCTGCAGTAAATCTCATAATTACTCTAACATTTTGTGAACCATCGATATCTGACATATCAATTACTTTCACTTCGTTAGTATCATTCAATAAACCTGTTCCAAAGAATAAGTTAGATTTTTCAGCAGCAATCATTGTGTTAGCAGCTAATCCATTTGCAACAAAGATTTTAACACCATCAAAAGAAAGTGAACCGTTGTTGTACCAAGAAGTACCTTGTGCATTAACACCATTTGCACCTAATCCTGATGCTCCAAATCCACCTAAAGCACGTACATAATCACGAGCAACATCTTGAGAAATGTACAAATACAAATCTTCTTTTCCGTACAAAGCAGCAGGAATAGCATCTACCACTTTACCCATTTCAGCAATTACGTTAGCAGCAGTTACAGTAGTTCCTGCAACCTCTTGAGCAGAAGGTAAACCTGCATCTAAAGCTAATAATGTAGCTAATCCGTTAAATTCACCTGCGTTAGCTGTTACACCTTTCCAAATGTTATTCTCAATTTTTTCAGCTACTTTAGCAGAAACGTGAGCAATTAAGAAATCAGCAAAAGATGTAGGTAAAGTATCGAATGAACTAAAGCCCATTTCAATTCCTTGCCAAGTTGAATGAAAATCTTTTTTACAAAGTTGTAGGTTTACTTGAAATTCTTCAGCAAGTAAAACTTTTTCTGTAAGTGTTACAGTAGATGTAGCATCAAAATCACAAGTTGCATCTTTAACGATAGCATCAGTAGCGATTTTTTGAATTACAGATTTAAATTTTACGTTTGGTAAAACTTCAATTCCACCATTTGCAATAGTAGAACCTGATAATAATGCAGCAGAAATATATTTCCCTGCAAATTCACCTGCATAGGTGGTAGTGATACTTGTAGTAGTAGCCATAATTTATTTAGTTAAAAAGTTTAGCCATAACTCTATCTTGAGTTGTTAATTGGCGATTAATTGATATTTTGTTTAAATTTACTTGTGGTTTAACTTCAGGTGAATGTGTTAAAGGTTCAACAACTACATCTGAACTTAATTCTTCTTTTGCTAATTTTAATTCAGCAATTTCAGTTCTTAATTTTTCAATTTCAGAAAAGAACATTTCTTTAGAAACTGATTCTACAATTCTTTTAGGAGTTGTTACTGTTTCAGCTTGTGCTTCAACCTCAACTTCTACTTCAGCTTCAGGAGTTTCTTCAACAACTACTGCTTCTTTAATTTCAGCAATAATTCCTTCTACTGCTACAACTAAAATCATTCCATCTTCAAGTTCATATTCTCCAACAGGTACAGGAATTTTTTCCTCACCATTTACAATAAAAACATTGTTATCCATTTCAAAAGCATCAGCTTCTATAATAGTAACTCCGTCTTTAAGTTTCATTTGAGCAAGTTTTACTTCCATACCCAAAAGCGTTTTAATTTCGTTTAGTACATTCATATTACATTTTTTTTATTATAATTATTCTTATTTAGTTTTGTTATAAATTACGAACTTACATTTGTTATAGTTCTTGCAGTATTGGTATTAACAATAGTAGATGTTTGTTGATTAACAGTAGCACCTATTCCTTGTTCTTGTAATTCACCATTGCAACATTTTGAATCATAAGTTCCATCTTTACATAAACAACCTCTTTTACCACCTTTTGGTGATGTAGTTTTATTTCCCATAATTTTATTTATTAATTTCAGCATTAGTTATTATTGATTTAATTTTTTCGATTAACTCTTGTTCTTTTGCTATTTGTAAACTCATTTCTAATTTGTCAGAAAAATATCCTTCAATCGAAAATCCTTTAACTTTACCTGTTTTTACAAAATCATTCCATATTGCATCGTTATTAACTTTCATAGATACCATCCAAGTTCCAACAGGTACATTTAAACCATATTTTTTAGATTTATCCATTTCAGTATCTTCTACTATCCAAGATTCAACTACAGATAAATCCTTTAGTTTTTTATCGTGTTCTAATGTTGCGTTATTTTGATTGCTATTCATTAAAAACAATTCACTTGCTTTTCTTACTGTATCATCTGAAAAGAAAATGTAATACTCATCTTCACCATTTTTTCTATAAATGTTTTTGTTTGGTATTAATGCAGCACCCATTAAAATCTTCTTTTCATCATCAACTTTAGCAAGTTCTAAATGTTCACTTAATGCTACGAAATTGGACTCTATTGCAGGAAATTCTACGATTGAAACAGCTTCTATTCCGTTTAATTTTTCAGATTCATCTATTATAAGTTCGACTATTCTCATATTTTTATTTTTTATTATAATTAATTAATTTTTATTTTGTTTATCCTATAGATGCAGATTGAACTATATTCCTGTCTAAACTTTGTTGTGTTGTAACATCGTTTGCTACTACATAAGCCTTTATAGGTTGCTGTTGTTGGTTTCCTATTGTTTGTGCTAATTGATTTGTTGCACTTGCACCTACTACGTTAAATGCAGGAGCAGCAGGAGCAGAAGCAGGAGTAGAACTACCACCACTTGATACAGAACCACCACCACCTAAAGCACTTAATCCTTTAGCTGTTGCAGCAATAACAGAACCTATACTAATAGCCATTTTAGCATATAAAACTGCTGATGTACTTAAACCAAATATACCTTTAGTAGCAACCTCTTTAGCAGAACCTACATTTGTATTGTTTATAATTTCAGCAATAGATAAAGCACCGTTTGCAATTAAAGCAGCTTTTTGTAGTTTTTTATTTTTTTCTCCTAATCCTGCTATAATACCAACTAATTGCTGAGCCGATTGGATAGCAATAGCATTTATGTTTCGTTTTGCATCTTCAGCAGCTTTTATATCTGCTATATCTTTATCTCTTATTGCTTTTTTATCAGCATTTAATTTTTCATCTGCTTTTAATTTAACATCGTTTAATTCATTTAATTGAGCAATTTCTAAAGCATCTATTTCTTCTTTACTTCTATTTTGTTGCTTTGCCATTTCAAGCAATCTAAAATATTTGTCATTAATATTTCTTTCTTCTACTTGTTGTGCATTTAATAAAGATTCAGCTTGTTTATCTTGTGCTTCACTTATTGCTTGGGTTAATTCATTTTCAGCAGATATTTGAGCATCTTTTTGTGCTTTTAAAGCATTGTTTAAATTATCTAAATCTTCTTTTGCTTGCTCTATAGCTTTTTGTTTAGCTTCATCTCTTGCTTTTTTACTTTCATCTGCAACCTCTTTATTATGATTTGTTTCAGCTTGTTTCTTTTCTACATTGTGCTTTCTTATTATCTGAATCTTTTCAGAATTAGCATCATTTAAGTTTTTAGTTTGTTTACCAAATTCCTCTAATGATTTTTTTGTAGTTTCAGATTGTGCTTTAATAACTTCTTCTTCTGCACCTGATGCTTCTAAACTTGCTAAAGTATTTAAGTTTTTATGATATGTATTTTTTGCAACTTCTCTACTTGAGTTTGCATAAGCTATTTTCTCATCAATTAATTTTAATTCTAATTTTCTAATTGCTTCAGAACTTGCACCTGATGCTTTAGCCATTTCTAATTGATAATCACTATTTTTTTTAATAGAATCAGCAGTTTTATCAGCAGTTCTTTTTTGACTTTCTAATGCTTGAGAATTAGATTTAACAGCTTGTGAATTCTTTTTAGCTTCATCACTTGAAGACTTATACCAACTTACTAATGCTGTTCCTGCTGCTAATAATGCAGTAATAGCCAAAACTACTGCACCAATAGGATTAGCTGACATTGCTAAATTCCAAAGCTTTTGAGCTGCTGTAGATATTTGTTGAAATACAGTAGTAGATTTAATTACTGCTCCTAATTGTTTAAAGCTATCTATACTTTCTCCAAGTGCCTGCGCTCCACTTGCAATAGCCATAGCAGATTGTACTTTTAAAATCGCAGATTCTACTTCTTTGCTTTCAGAACCTAATGTACCCATTACACCCGTAACAACTGAAAAACCACCTGCAATACCATTTAATGAACCTGATAAAGCTTTAAATTTTGCATCAGGATTAAATGCATCGGTTAATGCTTTTGCATCTCCAATTCTATCTTTTAATTCTGCAGCCTTTTTTGCAGCGTTTACTGCTTCTCTTGATGTTGCACCAAATTTATCAGATAAAGCAGCTACTTCTGCTTGTGCTTGTCTTAATTGAGATTTTAAACTACCAACTGACCTTTCAGCAGAATCTAAATTTGATTTTACTTCTAACTCTATTGTTTTCTTTTCTGCCATTTTATCTGTCTTTTAAGTTGTTTAAATCCTTCTTTAATTGTTGTTGGTCTTTGATATTTACCTTTTGCTATTTCTATTAATTCACTTTGTCCGTAAAATTCATCTAATGCTAATAAATCTAATATATGCTTTATCATAATTCTCTGTTATCAGTTAATAATTCAAATTGAACTTCACCTGTAGTTAAATCTGTATTCATTGTGTTAATTAAGTATCTCTTATCTCTTATAACAAGCCTATCGTTTAATTTAAGCGTAGTTAATAACGACGTTGGTAATATTCCACTAACTTTAATTAATCTTGCTTTAGAATCAAATATATTACCTAAATAATTATCATAATATTGGTCATATAATCCTTTATCAATAACTTGATTTGTTAAAGTTGATTGTTGTGGAGGAAAATTTAAGCTATATGTATTAGTTCCATCATTATATTCTTGCCCAAATGCTTTATAAGTAGTATAACTTGTACCTGAACCTATTAAAGCAGTACTAAAATAAAAGTTAGTACTTGTTAAATCAGTTGTGTCATTTGGATTATAATCATATAAAATAACAGGTTTAGGTATATACTTTTGTAAATCACTTTTTAATGCATAACCAACTTGTAATTTATCTTTTAAGTTACTAAAGTTTAAATCTTCAAATGGTAATTTAATGTTATATTCATCTCCATCATTTGCAGTATCGTAAAATAAAGAACCATATTCTATTCCATTTGCAGAATTAAATCCTACGTTTACTAATGATTCAGATTTTTCATATTCAAAGTTTATTTTCTTATACGTTTTAACTCTATTTAAGTTTATATTATCTGACTTAATGTATTTAGTTACATCTATTATATTTCCATTTTCGTAATACTCCTCTATTTGTCTTATAGTGTAATTTATACCATCTTTTGAATAGCAAGTGAGATTAAACATTTTTAATAATCCTGAAAAGAAATCTTCTATTTTAATTTCAGGAAAATAAGTTCTAATAGATAAATTTGAACTCAAAGTTTGAACTGACATTGTAGCAGATTTAGTAAGTATTACAGAACTACCCATTTCTAATTTAAATACAAATTGAAAAGGCTCTGATGTTTCTATATAAAACGAAACTTTATCATCACTACCAAATATAGATAAATCAAATGAACTTGTGCCACCATTATTATTAATATAAGTTTGTGCTATTACTCCATTTATATATCTTTTTACAATGTAAGGAATTGTTGTAAATCCTGTTTGTGGAGTTATTGTAAATCTATTTTTTCCTGTTGATGTACGAACAAAATTATTTTCTGTTAAATCTATAGTAACACCTGCTAAATCTTCTAAATTTCCTTTTGTAGTAAAGTCAATTTGTTGAGATAAATTTGTTTTAAATTCTTCAGCATTTTTTAAATATAAATAAGCATTTGTAAATCTTGCATCAGTTAAAAATGTACTTGGTTCTTCTGTTGTACCATCAAAGTTAATTCCAAATTGAGTTTCAATCATATTTAGAATAGGTTTTAATCTTATTGCAGGAAACAACTCGTTATATCTTATAGGTGTATCTATGTCATTTATATCATTATCTACATCTATTGTACTTGCATAATTCCAATACCTAATTGAACTAATTAAAGGAAACATTACATCAGCACTTGCAGTAGTAGTTACTATTTTATCTCTTACTACTGTAGGTGAATATTCAAAATCATAACTTGTATTTAATGTTAAGTCTTTTAAATATAAACCATTAAATTTATCTTTTAAACTACCTAATGCACCGATAAATGTAATTGAATAATCTTGTGGCTGTCCATCTTTAACATTTGCACTTTCTAATTGTATCTTACCACTTCTAAATAATATTGTATCAATTTCAATATATGCATCAGCTTTAACCAATGTACTAAATCCATTATCATTACTATTTTCGTACCAATGTCTGAATATTTTATTATTTTGCTTTGATGCAGGTACAGTAAAAGTTTGACTAAAATCAGTAAACGTTTTAGATATATCATTTACATTTTGAATAGAACTATTAACAGATATCTTTTCATCTGAAAATAATTCTAATCTATTGTATTCTAATGTAACTGAATCTTTAATAAATATACCTACTGTTATCATACAACATCATTAATTAAATTATAAGCGTATTCAAATTCCATTTCGTAGTTAATCATTTTATCTTTTAAACTTGTTTTTAATTCTGAACCTTGTGTTTTAACCATTACAGGTTTTTCATCTAACAATACAGTTTCACTTAATAACAAATCAGTAATTAATTCAGAATAATTTTCATCTACAAATCCTGTGTTTAATTTAATAGTTTGTGTACCATTTATATTAAACGATTTAACTTGCCCTTTAGATGTGTTATAATTTATTGCTGAAGGCATTAATTTATAATCTGTACCTTTACTTGATATAGTATTAGTTTGTGCTTTAAAAAAGATTATATCCTTCCATCCACCATAACGATTAATAAACGAACATCTAACAGGTGTATATTTACATTCTTCAATAGGATAAGAATAGAATACATAAACTGTAGAACTTCCACTTGCAGGTGTTAAAGTAATTGTAACCTTACATCCTTTTTCAAATATAGATTGAAATACAACTAATGAAATAGGTACTTTTAAGTTGTCAATTCCTGCTGTTCCTACTGCAATATTTTGAGTAAAAGAACCTGCACCACCATCTATTCGTTCATATAATATTGATAAACTATCTGTGCTTAATTTGTCAAATATTAAATTAAGATACTCCATTTTTAAATCTGCAAAATCACTTTTATAATAGTAGTTTTTAATATTAGTATTTGCTAATAAACTTACTTTTGTTGCACTTGGATTTTGGTAACCATCTGTGTAATTTGTAAACCCATTTACACCATAGTAAAAATCATTTGTTAATTCTGTGTAACTTGTTCCATCATACCAAGAAGATACTACGTGAAATATACACCATTCATCGTTATCTTCTCCTTGTGCAGTTGATAAATTATAATTGTTTGGTTTTACGTTATCTATAAACTCTTTAACGTAATTAGAAACGTTATAAGATGTTGCTCTTTGTGTTGTACTTGGTATTGATTTAGTTAATTGATAATATCCTGATTGACCTACAGTAGGTTCTGTTTCTCCACTATTCCAAATAGTCAATACTATCTTACTTCCTATGTGTGTACTTCCTTGTGATGGTACTTCAATTATAAACGGACTTCTTACTTTTACTATTTTCATTTTATGTGATATATTACTTCAATCAATTCTTCATCTATATAAATCTTTTCTGTGCAAGTCCATAGATTTACATATTGACTTGAATCTATTGCTTCTTCACTTTCAATTATAAACGTAGGAAATGTATCTTCTCCTTTATAAATTTTTACTATATTCATTTTATATCTTTTAAATTATAATCTACCATTGTTTCAACATCCTGACCGAATGCTTTTAATAAATCTACATCTATATATTTTTTATATCCTGCTTCAAATGGTTTAGTAAAGAATAGACTTGGTTTAATTCCGTTTAAAAATACACTTCTTGCTATTGCATATTGTAAACCTTTTCTTGATTGAAATTCTCCTTTAGCGTTTCTTGGTGCTATTCCTTTTCTAACTATCCATTTATCAAATGCTTTTGCAGGTGGCATTTTACTTTTGTAACTAAATGGTGTATTGTATTTTTTTAATTTACCGGATACACCTTTATCCTGATACATTCCATATTCAATCATAGAAAAGCCAACTATGTTAAATCCATTCTCACTTACAATTTCACCTTTTATAGAATTATAAAGTTCTTTAGAACTATTTTTTTTACCTTTTGATAAATTGCTTCTTGATTGCTGAATTACATAATCTCTAAACTTATTTAAAGTCTTTTCTACTTCTAACATATAGTCATTTCATTAGCTATTACCATATCAAAAGTAAGCGTTACACCGGCTAATTTATTTTCAAATCTTTCTGTAAAAAATTCTACTGATGGTGTATTTATTAATTCATAATCATTTGATAAATCACCTCTACTTAATACTTCTAAAAATCTATTAACTACCATTAGCTGTGTGTTTAATACATCTTGTTCATTATCATTTCCTAAAAATATATCTGTTGTTAAAGATTTGCTTTCATCAACTATATCCATACACAATATAGATATATTATAATTCCAAGTTACACCTTGATAGGTAGCTGAATTAATAATTATATGGCTTAAAGGAAATATAGTTTGTTTATTTAAATCAACTTTAAATATATCTCCAATAGTAACTGTATTTACAAATAAATCTTTGTTTAATTGGTCTTTAATTGCTTGTGTTATCTCGTAATAATGTGATGTCATCTATTCTGTCTTTTAATTAAATCAGCTTCTATTTTATTCTTTTCTTTCTCGAATGTTAGATATGTTAAACATTGGTTAATCGGTAATCTTGTAATGGTATCAAATCTTGAGATATCTCCTTGAGCAAGAGCATAGATTGAACTATACCATCCCCACTTTTGTCCAAAGTTTGCTTCTGCAGAATACTCTGCAACTCCGTGTCCTTCTCCAAATAAGCTATCGTAGCTTTCAATAATTCGTTGCCTAAATTGTAAAAAAAAACCGTAGCACCTAAACAAACATCTAATGGTGCAAACTTCATCACCTCTGAATAAGTTATACTTCCATTGTATTCTTCAATCTCATACGTGCCATTTAAACCTTTCTTTTTAATTGGTCGATATAAAACTGCCATTGCTTTATGCATATTATCCCAATCAGTAATATACGTATCTAAATCGGTATACTCACCAAAACTCATATCTTCTAAATTAGGAATAAAACCAAATTCAGTACCACCCATTTTAAACGTAGGAATAAATGAATGATTCTGATTAAACATATTACCTATAGATGTAGTTATATCGTTTACATCTTTATATTTAATCTGTGCAACTTCTTTTAAATCTATTCCACAAAATACCTGAACCATTTTCTGATGCAGAAATTCTGAATCTTCATTATCTTTAGCTATCTTTAAAAACGCCTGATATTGTGAAAGTTTAATTTCACTTAATTTTGTCGGTATTGTAATTTCTAACTTCATTTGTTATTTTTTTTATAATAATAAAATAAAGTTGTAATTGTATTAAACTAAATAGCGAAGCTATTAAAAATAAAAAAGGTGTACATTTCTGCACACCTAATTTCCGATTAAGGATACCCTAATCCTAAAAAAAGACCTAAAGACTGTTCTTATGGGAAGCTCTATAGGTACAATTTAAATATTAACTTTCTATTTTCTGTATTGCTAATAAGCATAAATCATCCCAAGCGTCTAATCTATGTATAAGTTCTTCTGCATCTGTTCCGTTTAAACTTACTTCTGTTATTTCAAATTCTGAACTACTACCCGGATAATCATAAGTTGAATTTTCTTCAGGTGTATAATTACCCTCTAAATCAAAATCAAATCCTAAATAGTTTACTGTTGCTGTTTCTTTAATTGTTTTCATAATATATAATTTTAAAAAGGTAGTTTATATTGTATCTTGTTGTTTATTTCTCCATTTTGAAACATTTTCTTCGTGTATTTCTTCGTATGTTTTATAATAATTAAGTTCTATATTATATAAAATTCTATTAGCACTATCAATCATACCTGACATATAATTCTTTTTACCTTTACTAATATTTGTTTTTTTTAAAGATATTGTATATTTTTTAATATCATTTTCAATATCAGTTATTAATTCTTTTAATTCTTTCATATTATATATTTTCCCAATTATTAATTAATTTTTTTCCTGCTAAATTTATAGCACCAAATTCAGAAGTAGTAACATCAAAATAAAAATTCCATTTAGTTATTGTATTTTCCATTTCAAAACCAAATAATTTATTATCTTCTTCATTCCAAATAGTTTCTTGTATAACATTAACCATTTTTTTAATTCCTTTTAAAGTATATAATTCTTCTACATTAAAGGTAAATACATTTTGTCCAATTATTTTAGTTATTATAATTCCTGTTTCAATAGTTGTCATAGTGTTTGTTTTTAATTGTTATTTTTTGTTGAGTACAAATATACAACAGTTATTAACATTACAAAACTATTTTAAAATTTTAACAAAACTTTAACATTTGAAATATTCATCAGCTACTAAATACATCTTCTGCATCTTTTTAATCTCACCTATATTTCGTGGTAAATTAATAGCTACTTCTACATTTTTTTGGTGATGTATGTAACATTGTATTTTAGATATTATTTCAGCGTATGTCATAAAAGTATATACTATTTTAATATATAAAGTAGTTTCCTTTGTTTGGATTCTCTAATTGATATCCTACTGCATATCTTAAAGCATCTATTAAGTGATTGTGATTATCAATAGGTGTATTTGATTTCTTTTCTAACCAACAATAATTATTTAATTCTTTAATTAAGTTAATTGATTCAGGTGATATTATCAAATCATAATCTTGTAGTAATGCTATTCCATAAGTAACCGAACCTTGACCTTTAATTGCAGGTACTATATTTAAACCTGCCGATTGTAACTCAGATATTAGTCTTGGTTCGGCACTATCTGCTACTATTAAACTATCTATACAGTGCTGCTTATTTAAAGCGTATATTTGCGATGTTGTTAATGCAGGTAATGAATACCTTTCATTTATATAAATTCGTTTATTAGAACTATCTATATTGCATTCTACTAATGTTGTTGGGTCATTACTAAAACCAAAATCTTGACCGAATACAGATTTAGATACCTGTTCATATTTACCTATACTCCAATTAGTGAATATAACTCCTTCAGCTTTATCTAACCATCCACCAAGTATTTGATGTTTATATTTTTCAGGTCTACGTTCTTTTATATTCTGTATTTGATTTATAAATGATTCAGATAAGTTAGATATATTATCCTGATACGTTGTGTGTATATAAGTAGTATCTCCTTTAATTAAATTACTTCCTGCTTCTATTCCTTTATCTTCAAAAAACTTCTTGTATATAAAGTGTTCTTTTGTTGCAGGATTTAAAACTAATAAAACCCTATTCTGTATTCCTTTTGTTCTTATACTAAAATCTATTTTCTCAAATATTTCTTCATCATTTAATTCTTCTGCTTCATCTAATACCCAAGTTGTAACTCCTGCCAAAGATTTTAAATTAGCTGTTTGTGTTCCACTACTTGTTTTAATACCTTTAAAGATGATTTTAGACCCTGTTTTTAGATTTATTATTTCATCCTTCGTAATATAAAATTCGTGGCTTAAATTAGCTGTTTCAATCTTATCTATAAATTCAGGTATAATAGAAACGTTTGCAGATATTAAAGTATATCTTGTAAATAATATAACGTGACCTACTTCATAAGTAAGCAGCAATAGAAACGAGTTCAAAGAATATGATTTCCCTGAACCCCTTCCACCTGTTATAACAAAGTATCTACTATCTGAACCTAATAGATTATATTTTTCATTCAGATTTATTTCCAATTTTAAATATATCTTTTATATTAAAATCATTTACATTATGTGTAGCTTCAATAACTTCTTTTGGTTTACCAAATATATGTTCAGCTATAAATAACTGCCCTCTTTGTGATTCCATTAAAGTAGATTTAACAAAAGCTATTTTAGTTTCTTCTGCTGTTTCTTTATTATAAAGTTGACCTAATGCTTTTAGAAAAATATTGTTTACTTTTTCTTCTTCTACTTTTGGTGGTCTACCTTTTCCTAATTTATTTCCTTTTTCAAATCCCATAGTTATAAATAATGTTTAAACATATTTAAAATAAATAAAATCTATTCTTGTTTATATTCCCAATAGTAATCACATATTAAACCATCATTAGGTGGCTTAAAAAAATACGATTGCCTATACTCGTTTGGATTTGCTTTATACCTGTAGCAAGTTTGTGCTAACTCACAATTATTTCCTGAACACATTGTAATATCCATTATAGTTATTTATTTAAGTTAGAATTGTTTTTATGCACTTCATTTTCCATTTGGTCGTAGTATTTTTTATTTTTCAAAAACATTAATATTTCTGCTCTATGTTTTGAATAACATATTTTGCCACAATATAAATCTTCTGTAAATCCTATTGAAATGATTTTACTGCATTTATTACACAATGTAGCACCTTTACCATTATTAAATTTGTGTATTGGGTTTATCATTGTATTAACTCTTCTACATTTAGATTGTATTTTTCTAAAATTTCTACTACTCTAAAATCTTGTTTTAAATTGCTTATATGCCATAAAGCCAAAGCCATTTTTAAAGATTGATTTACTCTATTAAACTCTGCTTGTTCTTCAGGTAATTTAAATTCTAATGTTGCTTTCATTCTGTTCCTTTTTTAATTAAATAATACCATAGCCAAATTATCTTGGCTCTTATAAACTCGTATGCTGCTAAAATTAATATATACTTCATATCTTATAATAATTTATCCAAAAGCGTTTTAAACTTTCAGGAATTGTATCCCAAGTGTATTTAGGTACATCTGATTCTTGAGCTTCATTTAGTTTGTCTATTATTTTTTGTTTCATAATGTGTTTAATTAATGTTTTTTCTATTGTGTTCTATTACCTTTGTATTCATATCATACATAGATTCTAATCTTAGTATAATTAATTCGTGATGTTCTGTACCTTTTGTTTGATGTAAAAGGTTATTTAGCTGTTCTATTACTTTGTATTCGTATCTTGCTTTTTCAAGGTTATTAATCTTTAAATCCTTTTCTTCTAATTTGATTTCTAATTCTGATATTGCTAAATTTTTCTTTTTAATCTCTAATCTTAAAAGTTCATTATCTTCTGTATTTAAAATGTTATCTTCATCTATTTGATTTATGATTGTTTGCTTTAAAAATTTCAACCTATTATTGTATCTTTCATACATTGGATAGTTATTTAAAGAATGAATTACTGTTGCGTGATTCTTATTTACTGAATCAGCCATATCTTGCAAAGTCATTTTAGGATTAAAGTATCTTAATGAATTAAAATATAATGCTCTTGCTTCTATTATATTGTGTTTTCTACTTGCTTTTGAAACATCTATATTTGTTTCTTGCTTTATTATCTCTTTTATTTTTTGTGTAATTTCCATTTTAAAATAATGTTTGTTCTGTTTTTTCTATTAATGTTTTTGCAAATCCGTATTCTTCTATATCACTTAACTTTTGATATTCTTGATTAATCCAATTTTCAGCTAATTTATGAAATGGTTTTTTAATTTCAAATCCAAATGCTTTTCTTTTTAATTCCTGTGCTGCTATTAAAGTTGAACCTGAACCTGCACAAGGGTCTATAACTATATCACCTTCATCTGTAAATATTCTAATTAAAGTTTTTAAAAGTTCTACAGGTTTTTGTGTTGGATGTATTTTTTCACTTATATTATCTCGTGGCCAATCAATACAATTAAAAATCATTTTACCATTATTATTAAATTTTGGTAATTTATCTCTATATAAAACTAAACCATATTCACAATTTCCTACAATTTTCATATTTGCTTTTAATACTTGTGCTGAAAAGTTTTTTCTAAATACTAAATTAATATAATTATTTAAACCATATCTTTTACCTAATTGTATTAAATCCATTTGTTGGTCAAATGCACAAAATATAATCATACAAGGTGCATCAGATTTTTGTCTTGCAACTCCTTCAACTTTTATAGTTTTCTTTTCAGGTTTTAACATTGTACTACAGAAGTGCATAAATTCTGCAGGTCTAAAATATTCATCTGTATCGAAGAAACTTTTACCTGCTAATTCAGATTCTCCATTAGAATTATCACCATCTTTATACCAAGCAGGATTAGAAGCATAAGCATTATTACCTAAATTATATGGTATATCTGCGATTATTAATTGTGCTTTTGGTATTGCGTAAGTTTTAAAATTTTGAAAATGATTGTTAAATATTTCTGCTTTTTTCATTTGTTATTTTTTTAAATTGTTTGTTTGTTTTAAAGTACACCTCTTAATACATATTGATTTAAATCTACATCGCTATCTTCTCCAAAGAAGTATTTATAGTTTGCTATACCTTGTTCAAGTTTACGTTTACCTTTTTCGTAAAATTCATCTGAACATTCAAAGATACCTATATCTAAACTTCCTTTGTCAATGCATACAAATACAAATTCATCTACGTTAAACATTTCCCTGTAAAGATATGCTTGTAAATCATAACTGTATTTATCTGCTGAATATCTAAATTCATTTAATCCTGTAGTAGTTTTTAAATCTACTATTTGATTGTCTTTTAATATATCTGCTTTTGCTCTAAATGGTAATCCATCTATCATAGCTATTTCAGGTATCTCAAATTGTGCCTTACTCATATAGTGTACTGCTTCATCATTTCTTAAAATTGCATCAGCTAATCTTTCAGCATCTTTAATCTCTTTTGTAGTGTAAACTTCTAAACCTTGTTCTTTAGCTTCTTTGTATGCTTTTCCTGCTTTTGTTGCTACATCTACAATAGTTAATTCATCTATCTTATGTGGTTCTAAAATCATTGTATGGAATAGTTTACCATCTCTTAAAGGTTGTGTTTCACTTTGTCCGTACTTTGTAACGTATTTGTACGTTTTAGGACTTGATAAGACCATTTTAAGGCTTGAACTACTTAATGCTTGTTTACCTAAATAACCATAGTAAAAATCATCATTATACATATTGTCTATTAGTTCTTGCTTATCCCAAATCTTATTATCGAATGTTTTAATTTTTGTTTCCATTGTTTATTATTAGTTTTAAAATGTAATTGTATATTGCTAATTCTCTTTCTGTACTATCTATTATTATCTTTAAATGTTCATCTGATGTTAAACTATTACCTGATATTAATTCATTTACATATTTAAATAAATCTCTATCTAATACCTGTATTTTACATTCTATTGTTAAATAAGCTGCTTCATTCATAATAGTTCTATTTCTTGTTTAATTTCAAATAAATACATTGTTTTATCAAATGATTCGCTTAAATCTCCTGTAATAAATTCTCTTGCAAAATCAACTGCTATTAAAGCACATTGTTTTGCTGTGTATAAACTAATCTTATGGTATTCGTCATAACTATCGCCATAAGCCATTTTTTCTACTAACTCTATTGCCTTTTCTTTTGGTGTCATAATTCTTCTATTTCTTTTTTAACTTCTTTATAATATTCATATTCAGGATTATAAAAATAAACATTATCGTGATTTATATTTAAACAATCCAATACCTCATCAACTGCTATTAATGCACATTGTTTGGCTTTATGGTAAAGTATTCTTTTAAACGATAAAGAACCATTATCGTAAAGTGATTCTAATAATTTATCTACTAACTCGTCCGCTTTTTCTTTTGGTGTCATATAAATATTATTAAAAATGTCCAAGGCACTATTGCTGAATTTTCTTTACCATTAATAAAAAAATATGCTTTTTCAGAAAATCTTGAAGTAAATGATGTATACTCAATTTCAGTATATTTATTTTCTATCCATATTACTGCTTTCTTTTTTTCTTTTGGTGTCATTATCTTATTTTTATATTATTTAAGTTAAACATTGTTTCATCGTAATTTAATACTTGTTTTATTTCTTCAACATACATTTCTTCATTTGTCCATAAAGATTCTAAAGAGTCTTTTATTTTAGTTATCCTGTTAAAACTAAATGAATCGTGTGTTGTACTTGCTAAATCTATTAGCATTTCT